ATGCCGGCCGGAGCCCGGACTCCGGATGCCACGCCGGACTCCTCGTGGGGTCCAGCGGCATCCGGGGTGTCCGGCCCGAAGGCCAGCGTTCATTGGAGTTTGCGCGGGTGGCGGGTGGCTCCGGCTTCCGGGTGGCTTCCCAAAAATCCGGCCCTGACGCTGGCGAAATGCCGAGCCAAGCCCGCCAGCATACGCAGGTCGCGCGTAAGGAACCGCGAACTCGGCCGAGGGGCGTGGCGGAGGCGGACAGCGGTCCGCAAGGAAAGGATCAGCGCCTTTCCTTTCTTAGCGGGCCTCGCCAACGAAAGGATGGTTTCGCTCGGGACCGCGCCGCGCGCGCCTCTCCCGAGCTTATCCCGAACCTAGCCCCTGAACCGGTTTTCTGTCCCGTCGAAAACTGTCCGCCGCACACCTTCCCCTCTGTCGCGCAGAGCTACGCGCCACCAGCCAGCTCGATCACGCGCCGCTTCGACAGGTTGCGATTGAACCGCCGCCGGTTGAGCTTCAGCGAGATGACGCAGAGCCCGTAGAGCCAGTGCTGGTGGGCGGCCGAACGCTGCAGTCCGACCGTCCAGCAAATGGTCTTCCACCGCTCGCCATGCGCGCGCATCCAGACGATCTTGCCGTCGACGGGGTCGAGGCAGGCGGTCCAGGTAAGCGTCTCCTCCATCCGGCTAATCGCCTGCGGCGAGGGCAGCACGCGCATGGGCTTCGGCTCCTGGCCTACCTTGTCAGCGAAGGAGTGGACGATCTCGGGCCATGTGCTGAAGTAGCCCTGCCGTCGCGGCTCGGGCAGGCGTTTGAGCACGAAGGCCGCCTCAGCGAGACGGGCCTCGACGAGGGACGGGGTCCACCTATCCATGGCGCCCTCCCTCGTCGGAGGGGCGCGGCCCGTAGAGCTTTTCACCCAGCTGTCGGACGAGTTCCCGCTCCGGCCAGGTCAGACGCGCGTCCTCGAGCGAGACGGCGAGCAGACCCTGCTCGCGCCAGCCCTCGCGCTTCACCTGTTCCGGATCCCGACGATGGCCGCCGTAGCCCTTGGGGTGCCACCTCATGCGACACCCCCGTTCGTCTCGATCGCCCAGAGCAGGAGCGCGATGGCGTCGGCCTCATTGTCGTCGGCGGGGCTGAAGCCTCGGGCGCGGGCCGCTGCGATCATCGCCTCCTTCGGCGCGTTACCCTTGCCGGTGGCGTGACGCTTGATCGTGCCGACGGGAACGCCGGCATAGGGCACGCCGCGCAGCTCAGCCCATGCGGTCAGCGTGGCCATGAGCCCGCCATAGACATGCGCGGCGTCAGTTCCGGCGTGGCGGCGCACCTCCTCGAACCAGATGGCGGCAATCGGCCCCGACAGGCGGTCGATCTCGGTGAGCCAGTTGGTGAAGCGCAGATAGCGCATGCCGCCACCGTCATAGCGGCCGGGCCTGAAGCTCGCGGTCCCGCTGGTGATCAGCCCGTCCGGAGCGCGCAACGCCCAGCCGGTGCTAGTGCCGAGATCGAGCGCGAGAATGCAGCGGTCGAGAGTGCCGGCAGCCGTGAGAGGCGCCGGGGCGATGTGTGGGGAGCGGTCCATGACGACCTCCTCTTCGATTGAGAGGCCGGGGCGGCACGGCTGCCTGGTGAGGGCAGCACGCGCGCCCGGGCCGGGATCGCGAGGTCTGGTCAGGGTCACGTTGTCGATGCCGGGCACGCCCGGCGCTTCCTTCAATGGCTTCACCCCGTCCGCTTGAAGGAAGTGGGGACGCAAGCCATTGGCAGAATGAGGATAAATCTCTTCTTTCAATATTTCAGTTATTTCATTGGTTATGTGTCTGGCACCCCTTCCCATCCACGCGCGCGAGGGTCTCTGCGTGAAATATTGAAAGAAGCCCCGCGCGCCGGATTTCCGTTGCGGCACGGGGGCTTGGGCGGGAACTTCCTTCAAATCAAGGATGGGGGCGGTTGAAGGAAGCATCGTCCCGGCCCTCACCGCATCGCCCGGAAGCGCATGGCTTTCCGCCCCCCGGTCTCCTGCTCAACCGTGGCGACGTCGCCGCTCTCGACGAGCGTGAGCAGGATGTCGTCGCGGTCGCGCGCGCGGAGCCATTGCGAGGCGCGGGTCAGCTCGGACTTGGTGACGCCGGCCGTCCCCGCCTTGCGGATGATCTCGCGCACGCGTTTCAGATGCGCCTCGGTCTCGGTGTCGGCGACATGGCGCTCGACGGCGTCGATGGTGCGCCGGGCGAAATGGCGCACGAAATCGATGGCCCAGAGGGCATCCTCGACACGGATGACGGGGTGGACCGCATCGCGCCCCACGGCGAGGACGAGCGCGACCTTGGCCGCGTTCTCCGCGATCCGGGCGAGGATCGGCGTGTGGAACGTGCCGGCCGCGGCCCTGAGCTCGGCGGTGATCTCGTCGCCGAGCGCATCGAAGCGCGCCTGCGCGTCGGCATCCATCGGCACGGTCATCGGATCGACCGCGGTCTCGGGTCCGGAGGTCTGGCCGGCCAGGTTGCCGCTGGTGCGACCCCCGCCCTCGGCAAGTCGCTGCAGTCCCTCGATCAGCGGGCGCGGCGACTTGCGCAGCCCGGCACGACGGTTCTCGTCCGGGTAATCCTCCTCGCTCGGAAGGATGATGAACCGGGCGAGCGAGCCGTCCACGACATTGGCGCCCTGCAGCGCCCCCCAGAAATGCAGCGGCGTCGTCGTGCCGTAGACGCAGAGGCAGGGCTGGACGATGTCGCGCCGTTCGTTCGAGCCGTCCCGGTTGGCGTACTCCGCGCCGAGGAAGACCCCGCTGGCCGCAGTGTAGAGCTCGGTCATGTTGTCGAGGATCTCGGTGATGTGGCGCGGGCTGCGCTTGCGGTCAGCCGCCGCCGAGAGGAACATCCCGAACTCGTCGATCTGGAACAGGATCGCGGGCTGCCGGTGGAGCGCGGTCAGCAGCCCTGCGCCCGAGGCGATCTTGTTGCCGCCAAGGTGGTGCGCCAGCCCCGCTGCGAAGAACAGCTCGTTGACGACCTCGCGGGCGTGGTTCTTGCCCGATCCGCTGTCCGCGATGCCGACGATGTAGAGGTTCGTGCGCAGGTCGGTTGTCGTGCGGTAGCGCCGCCCCATCAGCGCGCCGAGGGCGCAGAGGCTGGCGCCTACCGCCAGAAGCGGCTGCGGTCTGCGCGCCGTGTCGATCATGTAGCGCGCGAGATCGCCCACGAGCCCGCCCGGGATCGTCAGCGTGAATGACGGCACAGGCGCCAGGATCGGCATCGGGGCATCGGGCTGGGCGAGCCGCGCGAGGAGGCCCGCCGCGGGATGCGCGTCGCCCGCGCTGACCTTCTGACTGCCGTCGAGCAGCAGGTCGGGATCGGGGCGCCAGCCCTTCTCCATGGCGAGGTGATAGATCGTGCCGGCGCCGATCCGCGCGGGCTTGAAGCTCGTCCATGCCTTCGCCGTCGCGGCCGGCTCGTTCTTGGCCGCCTGCGCCGACCAGTCGGCGAAGAGCGTCGCGCCCTCCTCGCCCAGCGCACCCTTCAGCGCCATGCCGATGCGCATCCAGCTGTCGTAGTCGAGCTCGGCGTTCGGCAGCCAGGCGAGCGCACTCCGGATCGCCGCCAGCGTGCCAGCCTGCGCATGCGCCGGCAGACACGGATCTGCGGCCCCGTTCGCGCCCTTCGCACCGAGGCTCTTCGGGCGCAGCTCGGGCGGGATCAGCGCCAGCGCCTCGTCGAGGAACGCTGCCGCCCTGTCGGCGTCGATTTCGGGCAGGCTCTCGATGTCGAGATCCGCGAGCCCCTCGTCCGGCCAGGCATAGGGCTGGCCGGTATCGGGATGCTTGGCATAGGCCACGAACTGCTGACCGAGGCAGAGCACCTCGAGCGGCGCGCGCCGGATCCCGGCGAAGGGCTCTCGCGTGCGATAGACGAGGAGCCGCTTCGGCGGCTTGCCGATCCTGAGCGCCGGCGTGTCGCCCAGCCGCTCGCGGGCTAAGCGTTCGATGCGCAGCGCAAGCTCGCCGTCCTCGGCGATGTCGATGTCGAGCGCGGCGACCGCACCGCCGACGATCCCGACCCCGCAGTCGGGCCAGCTGGACCAGGTCGCGACCTCGAGCTCGGTCGTGGCGCGGCTCGCATGCCGGTTCCACTGGGCGTAGTCGTGCCAGGCCGCGCGGGCGAACTGGCCGGGCTTCTTGGTGCCGGGCGCGATCGGCAGGATCGCGTAGCCGTTGGTCACGAGACGCGCGCCGACGCGCGCCATCCACGAGGTGTCCGCCATCAGAAGGGCACCTCCGGGATCATGCCGTCGAGCCGTTCGCGGTCCTTCGCGGCCAGGTCACGAAGGTGGTCGCAGTAGCCGGTGACGATCACCTCGACGAAGGTGTCCCACTCCTCCTCGCTGAGTTGGGCGAGATCGGTCCGGCCGAGGCTGTCGAGATATGCGCCGCCAGCCTTGCCGCCCTCGACCATGGCCGCCGTCTCATTGGGGGTCGGATCGATCATGCCCGACCTCCGGTGGCAGATGTCCTGGCAAACCCGGCTGCAGAGGTTTCTGCGGCTCGTGTCGCGCCGCGGGTCGGAGACGCGGAAGCGCGCGTCGAACCAGCCCCAGCCGCGGGGTTCTCGATGGCAGACGGCGCAGAGCCCGGCACGGCTGTAAGGCATGGGGCGAACCTGTAGGCGGTGATTTCGGTGAAGCGGCCCGCAGGGCGGACGGCGATCTCGGTGGGGCGGCGCAGCCGATCCGCCAGCAGAAGCGCCTCGTCGACGGACTCGGGCACCTCCAGCTCGGGCGCCCGCTCGCGCCACCAGCTCGCGGCCTTCCGGCGCGGATAGCCTTCGTGCTCGATGCAGACCCATTCCGTGTGGAAGGCGAGACCGCAGCGGTAGGTGACCTTGAGCGAGACCCGCCCGCCGCGCTTCTCATGGCGGCTGTAGGTGACGTCGGTGACGCCGACCCATTGCGGCTTGCCGGTCGACAGCACCTCCAGCGTCGAGGCGGTCGGCTCGAGCTTCACCTCGCGGCCGGGGAACTCGAAACCGCAGTCGGGGCATTCGAGCGCTGCGATGGCCACGATGGTCCCGCATTTCGGGCAGATCTTGGTCGGCGGCGGCCCATCGCCCGGACCGCCCGGCCGTTTCGGCCGCACCAGATCGATGGGGCCATGCCGCCGGACATTGCCCGCGAAATCGAGGACGAGGCAGTTCTCCTTGCCCTCGGCGAGCCGCGTGCCACGTCCGGCCATCTGGACATAGAGCCCGGCCGACTTGGTGGGCCGCAGCATGGCGATCAGGTCCACGGCCGGCGCGTTGAAGCCCGTCGTCAGCACGCCCATGGAGGCCAGCGCTCGGATCTCGCCGCGCTTGAAGGCGGCGATGATCCGGTCGCGTTCGTCCTTCGGCGTCTTGCCGAAGATGGTCGCGCAGCTGACCCCGCGGCGGCGAAACTCCTCGGCGACATGGGTGGCGTGGCGGACGCCCGAGCAGAAAGCGAGCCAGGACCGGCGCGTCTCGCCATGGGCGATCACTTCGGCCACGGCCGCACGCGTGATGGCGTCCTGGTCGACCGCGTCCTCGAGGTCGCGCGCGATGAACTCGCCGCCGCGCGATCCCACGCCGGTCACATCGAGGCGGGTCTGCGTCTGCTTCGAGATGAGCGGGGAGAGATAGCCCTGATCGATCAGGTCGCGGACCGACACCTCGTAGGCGATGTGGGTGAAGAGCGCGTTCTCGCCCTCGTGCAGCATGCCGCTGTCGAGCCGGAAGGGCGTCGCGGTCAGACCGATCACCTTCAGCGCGGGGTTCATCGCCTGCAGATCGTTGAGGAAGCGGCGATACATGGTGTTCGACCGGCCGGGGATCAGATGGGCCTCGTCGATCAGCACCAGATCGGCATGGCCGATGCGCGTCGCCTTGTCGTGGATGGACTGGATGCCGGCGAAGAGGATCCGGGCCCGCGCGTCGCGGCGGCCGAGCCCGGCCGAGTAGATGCCCGCAGGCGCCTCGGGCCAGAGCCCCAGCATCTCGGCATGGTTCTGCGCGATCAGTTCGCGGACATGGGTGACGACGAGCACACGCTGGTCGGGCCAGGCCTTGAGAACGCCGTCGATGAAGGCGGCCATGACGAGGCTCTTGCCGCCGGCCGTGGGGATCACGACGAGCGGGTTGCCGCTTTCCTTCTCGAAATAGCCGTAGATCGAGGCGATCGCGGCCTGCTGGTAGGGGCGCAGGGTCAGCATGCGGCGGCCTCCTTGTCGCGGGCGTCATTGGTCCAGGCCGAGCCGTCGCGCATGCGGTAGGAGACGAAGTCCTCGCCCGCGTCGGTCACCTCTCCGGGGACGAGATCGGGGATGAACAGGTGCCGGGGGCACGCGCGGCGCTGATCGGCCGGGTCGAGGAGCCGGTCGTGGCGCGCGCAGTGCCAGCCGCCTTCGATGGGCGTCGAATGCAGGCAGGACCGGCAGGTGACCGCAGCGGCGTCCTCGCCGTGGCAGAGCCCGTGGTGGTCGCAGAACCGGCACTCGAACCATGCGGGATCTGCGCTGATCCGCTCGGGCGGGTGCTGGGCGGAGATGATCCGCCGCGCCTTTTCCAGCAGGCGTTCGCTCGTCTCGGAGTCGGCCGGGACGCGCTCGATGTGCAGCGCGTCGGTGTCCTTGCAGACCGCGACGTAGAGCGCCCGCGTGATGCCGGTCAGGTGCATGTACACCTGCATCTGCGCGGCGTGCTGGGGCTTGGCGAGCGCAACGCCCTTGGCGATCAGCTCGGCGAAGCTCTTCGCGGAATGCGTCTTGAACTCGACGACGTGCCAGGTCTTCGGCGCTTCCAGGAGCCCGAGGACGACGGCGTCGAGCGAGCCGCCGAAGTGCCCGCCATGTGCTTCGACGCGGAACTGCCGCCCGGTCTCGGGATCGACCTCCAGCACCGTGGCGCCCGTCGCGCGCAGGTCGCGCACGAGCCGTGCCTCTTCCAGCTGGCCGGTCTCGAACAGCCGCAGGATGCGGCCGGTGTGCCGCGCAGGCGTCGACCAGCGGAAGTCATACCAGAGCGCGCGGGCGCAGGACTTGCCGATCAGGGAGGCGCCGAGGTGGTCGCGGAAGCCGTCGCCCTGCCGGGCCTCGTAGGAGGCGTAGATCGCGGAGAGTGTCGGCGTCGGGGGTTCGGGGAGCTCGGCCATCAGCACGCCTCCTCCCGCTCGAGCCGCGCCCGCGCTTCCGCCAGCACCGCAGTCCAGGCGGCGCCGTCATGGCGTTCGCGCAGGACGGCGATGATCGTGTCCTTCAGGCGCTCGCGCCGCCGGCGGCAGCCCTGACGGGCAACGATCTCGGCGCGCTCGCGGTTGAGGTGGCGCAGCGCCGTGCGCGCGCGGTGAAACCAGTCGGGGTCGATCGGCTTGGCCGTCCGCTGCCGCGCCAGATCGGCGGTCGCGATCTGCGTGCGGATCTTCGCGATGGCGTCCTCGATCTCGATCAGGCGCCGGGTGTCGTCAGGCAAGCCGGGGGCGTTCGCGGCCGCGCAGGCCGCGTCGGTGGTGTTGGTCATGGTCGGTCTCTCGGGTCTGGCGATGTCTGGGCCGCCGCAGGTCTCACCCCGCGGCGGCCGAGGGCGTCAGCTCTTGCGGTTCCAGGGCGCGGTGGCCGGGCGGGCGGGCGCCGACTGCGCGGGCGCGCTGGCCGGCTGCATCGCGGCGGGCTTGGGCGGGTTCGACTGCGCCGGGGCCTCCGGCACCAGGTAGCGGATCGTGTTGCGCTCGCCGTAGCCGTCCTTCGGGGGCTTCACGCCGACCTGGATCGTCATCGGGATCAGGTGCAGCTCCTCGCTGTCGTTCACCTGCAGCTTGCCCGTGGCGTGGCAGATCGCCGACAGCGTGCGCTGCGCGATCTCGACCGTGGTCGGGTTGGCGTTCACCAGGTTCAACTGGTCGAAGACCTTGCGGCCCTGCTGCGGCCCCTCGAGGATGTCGAGCATCAGCCAGAGATACTTCCCCATCCCGTTCTTCGTGACGCGCATCTCGCTCTCGACGATCTGGGCGCGATACTTGCCCGCGGGCAGGATCTCGTAGGCGGTGGTGGGCTCGATGCCGGCGGCGTCAAAGGCGGTGTCGAAACGTGCCATCGTGCTGTCCTTTCAGTCGTAATCAGGCGGATTGGGGCATGGCGGCCAGGAACTCCGACCACTCGAGCGGGAGGGTTTCCGGAAGGCCGTAGCGGTTCTTCGCGAGGAAGGCGGGGCGCTCCTCGGTGTGCATGACGCGCGCACCGGACCCGAGCGCCCGGGTCACCTTCTTGTTGAAGCCGACGTCGGACTTGCTGACCGAGATCCGGTAGTTGGCGAACAGCACCACATCGGAGTGCTCCTGCAGCAGCGCGGACGCGCGGGCCTGCAGCTTGATCACGTACCGGTCGTAGGGTTCGTGCTCGGGGCTGTCGAAGCGCTTGATGTCGGTGTGGGCGATCTGGATGACCGCCATGCCTTTCCGGTCGCGGAGCGCGTTCAGCTTGTCGATGTATTCGCGCCAGATGGTCAGCGCCTCGGCGTAGCCCTTGCCGAAGCCGGGGCTTTCGATCGACTGCCAGCCGTTGCGCCGGCAGGCCTCGGCCCAGATCAGCGGCTCCAGCCAGTCCACGCTGTCGACGACCACCGTCGAGTAGCTGTGGTCCTCGTCGAGCAGGGCGTCGAGCGCCTCGGCGACCTCCGCGTAGCTCGTCGCCAGCGGGAAATGCGGCACCTGGAGCTTGCCGAGACCGTCCTCGGTGAGGACGAACACCGGCGCGTCGGCGGACGCGGCGAAGGTGGACTTGCCGATGCCGGCGACGCCATGGATCAGCACGCGCGGCGGGCGCAGAGCCGTCGAGGTTTGCAGGGATGCGAGCGAGATGGCCATCAGCGCGCCTCCTCGCCGAGAAGCAGCCGGAACTTGGGCTTGCCGCTACGGACCGTGCGCGCGGGCTCGAACTCCTGGCGGATGTCCGTGGGCCAGGCGGTGTACTTGCGCTCGGGGACGCTGAACGCGATGTCGACGTACTCGGCGGGATCGGCGCCATCCGCCCGGATGCGCTCGACCAGACCGGCGAGCATCGCCTGATCCCAATCGACGCGCTTGGGGAGCTCGGCAACCACCGTGATCGGGCCGTCCTGCAACCGGACGGTGCCGGTGTCCTTGCCCTCAGCGCCGCGCGCCTCCTGCGCCTGATCGCCGTACTTCAGCGCGATGGCGCCATCGATCCAGTCGTGAAGAGTCTTGGCGGCGCGCAGCCGCTCGTCGGCCTCCTGCTTCAGGATCGCCAGCTGATCGCCGGGCAGACCGGCGATCTCGCCGACCGGCTTGATGGGCAGATCGTCGAGGGTGATGCGGTTGGGGATCGTCATGGTCATCCCCTCACGCCAGCTTCACGGCGGGCTTGTCGGCCGTGCTCGAGCAGTGCCGGTTGGCCTCGTAGGCCTCGACATCATCGAGCCGGTACACGACCCGGCCGCCGATCTTGATGAAGGCGGGGCCCTCACCGGTCCAACGCCAGCGCTCCAGCGTGCGCGGGCTGATCTTCCATCGAGCCGCCAGCTCGACCTGGTTGAGATGCGTGACTGACATCGTCGTCTCCTTCGCGATTGGCCGAATGCCTGCGAAGGACGATGGGGGAGCGCCCAGGAGGGCAGCGGGAGGAGCTAAGGAGGAGAGACGGGAGGAATGCAAATCAAGGCGCCCGAAAACGAAAAAGGCCGCCCCGAAGGACGGCCTTTCGCGTCACCCATTTGCGGTCAGCCTTCGATCCAGCAACTCGCGCCGCTTTCGAAGATGACCCGCTTCCAAGCGGGGTGTCCCTTGAAGAGCTCGGACAGTCTCCGAACGGTTCGACCGCAAGCGGCCGCCTCTAGAACCGCATCCGTCGAGAGCCGGTGTTCCCCCGCGATGAAGGCCTCGGCCATCATAAGCACTGCAGCCTTCTGCTTCGTGCCTTTGAACTCAAAGCGTTCACCGTGGACGATCAGGATCGCTCCGTCACCGGAGACCCAAACCGGCCCCTGATCAGAAGGCCCCGTCAGCAGCCGTGCCGAAAGGATTTCGGGGTTCGCGGCGATCCCGTCTTCATGATCGACCACATCTTCAAGCGGCACGAACTCATGGCCTTTCAGGGTCGAGCGGCAAAGCCGCTCGGCCGGATCAAGGGATATGACTAGCCGCAAGCCTTCGGACGGACGGCGCACGGCGAGCTGGCGAAACTGGTCGAACGCCCCCGAAACGCTCAAGCGGCGTACCACCCAGATCCCGACGCGCGCTGTGCGGTTCGGTAGACGCGCCGTCCCGAAGTCCAGCACCGCACCGTCGAGGTACGGCACCGGGTCCTTGCCGAGCGAGCAGTCGAGGCGGGCGACCACACGCCGAGCTACTGCTCCCATGTCCAGCGCATAGACCCGGCGGCGGGCGCTCGCCTGTTCGTCATGCCAGGCCGCGTTGCCGAGGTGCCCATGTTGCCCCGTGATCGGGTGGGCGATGACGGACGTCGGAGTATCGTCCAGATCGTCCTCGGCAACGACGGACATCGCGCTGCCGCGCTGCACGAGCAGTCCCGTATCCATCAGCGTCTTGCCGGCGCCGCGCATGTGCGCCAGCGCCATGGCCGAAACCCGCGCGTTGCGGGTTCCGGCGATGGACGAGAGCAGTTGGCGGGCGGCGATATCAATCCTCGAAGAGCTGCAGGTCATCGACCAGGATCCCCCAGCGCCGCAGGTACTTCTCGCCGATCATCTGCTCGGTGGTTGTCCGATCCTTAAGGTCGCATCCATGCGGCCACGTGATCGTCAGGGTCAGCGTGCGCCGCCTGTCGCCTCCCGGGCGGCGGGCGAGCTTCACGGCGATCTTGGCCCGCGTGACCACATACCCCTCGCTCAGGGGCGTGCGATCCCCGAACCTCTCCTCCGCCTTCGTCCAGATCGTCTCGTCGGCGCGCGCGGGCTTCTCCAGCGTCACCCTGAAATCGCTGTCGTCGATCGGCATCAGGCGCAGCTCGCGCACTTCGACGCCCTCGAGCCCGTCCTCCGGGTCGACCGGAAAGTCATACGGTTTCAGCAGGACCGAGAGATCATAGCACCGCAGCGGCAGGCGGTTCTCCTTGAACTCGATGCCGAGGAGATGTGTGACCGTCGCCTTCACGATCTCGCCGCGCGTCTGCTTGTCGTTGGCGATCACCTCGATGCCACCGGTGGCGGGCTCGTAGGTCACCGCGGCCTCGAACACGGGACGATAGGCCTGCCGCACGAGAGATCCCCTGTCGTCAAAACGCAGCAGGTCGTCGGGCCGTCCCTCGCGGTAAATCGTCACCTGCACGAGGTCGCATTCGTCGCCCTCATGGGTCGTCCTCACCCGGTCGAAGATGTCGACATGTGCATGGGCGGCGCCCGAGAACTCCTTGATCGCGGAGACGAAGGCGTGGCGGGCCGATGCATCGCGCTGCACGACGCAGCCGGCGTCGGTCATGTAGCCTGCCCACATCCGACCGCGCCGGCGGTCGTCCGTGAAGCGGACTTCCTCGGCATGACGAAAGCGGTCCTGCGCGTTCAGGAACATCCAGAGTGACCGCGCGTGCGGGTTCGCGAGCCCGTCGAGGAAGGCGGGATCCTCGGCCACGCTGTAGATTGCGGCCTGCCCGGGCTCATCGGACAGGCCATGGACGCGCTCGGCGTCGTTGGAAATGCGGTCGCGCTGGACGCGGGACATCTTCTCGATGGCGCCGAGAAGCGGCCCGGACAAATCGGCGTCCGATGCGGGCCCGTCGAACTCAGTGGGCAGGCCGATCTCCGG